ACTCCTGCAGGGTTAGCAATTTGTCCGTTAAATGCTTTTTCTCCTGAACTCATAGCTTGTGCGCCTTTTTCGTAGATATAGTGTAAGATGTAAGGTTCTGTATCTGGGTGTACTACAATAACAAAGTTCTTTGCATTATCATAATATGCTTTAACCTGTGCTTTCATAAAAGCCAAGTCTTTTATAATTGCTGCACTTGACTCATCCCAATATCCAGCTTTTAAACTCCCTGAAAGAATATTCCCATCAGATGACATCACAGAATAAATTTCTTCATCAACTGCCTTTGCAACTCCTTCTGCTATTCTTAAAATAGTTCTGTTTCTTGTATCAATATTTTTAGCAATAATATCCTCGTGGTCTATTGAAGAAGAAAGACCATATTTCTCAATTCTTGAGCTTACCTGCTCCCAGCTTAAAACAGCGTTGGGAAAGTCTGCTCCTCTGGGAATACCTTTAATAGCATTTCCTGATTGTCCTTCTGGAACAGATGTTTGCTCTCTGAAAAAGTAATTTTTCCAGGAAGACGAACTAACAACTGAAACTAATTGTTTAAATTTATAAGCGTAGCGTGTGATCTGTTTAATCGCCAAGTCGTAGGATGTTGCCCTTAATTTATCTTCTCCTGTTTCATAAAATGTCATTCTTCTTTATCCTCTTTTTCTTCTTCTTCTTCTTCTGGTTTATTTTCTTCTGTCATTATTTGTTTTTCCTTTTGATTTATTTTCTTTTTCCTTTGCTCTTTTCTGTGCTTTTTCTCTGTCTATTCTGCCTTCTTCTGGGTTCATGGAAATACCTCAACATTAATTGTTTCTCCGTCAGTGGCTGCTTCTCTTGCTATTCCTATGACATAAGAAACTGACGCCGTCAAATCAGCAACTACACAAGCCATTACTAAATTTCCATCTGCAGCCATTTTAACAAAATTATTCACCAAGATAGCTCCACTTGCCTCTAATTCATACATTCCGCCTTTATCTGCAGTAACAGAAGTTTCTGTATTAAAAGCACTATCAGTAGACATATTCACGTCAGCATGAGCAAATCCGCAAAAATGGTCGCCTGTTGCTGTAGCTGCTGAGGCTGTTACTGGGTCTGAATTTTTTAGAAAAGTTCCTTTTGGTATTCCTGTGCTGGTTGCACAAGTATATCTTCTAGAAGTCTGAACTTTCGTATCCCTTAAAACTGCTGTTGCTCCTAATACCATATAGTTATCCTGTGAACAGGGTATTTAAACCTTTTGGAATTTGCCCTCTTTCCATAACTGATATAATTTTATGATAATTGCTAAAATTCCAAAGATTGCTATTTCAATTTCTATTATCATAATCCCTCCTGGGTATAGTCTCCCATTATAATTGTTGTATCTTCTTTAATTCCTATTATGTGAGTTGCAACTCCTGGGATTATGCAGTTAGAACCCCCTCTTTCAAATTCTTCTGTGGTGAAAGAAACAGGGATTTCTTTAGATTTTTTTAAAATATCTTTTGGTATTTTCTTACACCCAAAGATTTTTCTTAGAGCGAAATGTCTTGTGTGTAATCCAAATTTCCCAAATCCATAACTTGTATTATATTTAATCCCAAAAAAAGAGCAGACTTCTGCCAGTGCTTCTTTAGGAAAAACATATTCATAAGCTCCCAGAACAGAGGGCCTTAATGCTCCCTGAACTAAAGTTGTTTCCTGTTTCCCTGTCTTATTATTTATTCTTCTCCATTTCCAATAAGTGCTTTGGGCGTGAGATTTCCACATCTCAACCTGTTCAAATTTTCCTCTGACAAATAAATATAAGTGCATTTTATTTTTTTAGGATTTTAGTTATTTTCTTCCCAAATCTTTTATTAAAAGCAAGTTTGTAAAACTTATTTAATAAGAGCCAGTCTTCCTTTTTTCTAACTCTGTTCTTAATTTTATATGCGTCCAGAAAACCTGCTTTATACATTTCAACAAGTGCAGACCTTCTGTCTATTGCTTCTTTTTTATCTGCCATATTTAATTAAAAGCATTAACCATTTCATCAGCCATCTCTTTAGCGGGGTCTTTTTTTACAGGAGCTTGTCCAGCTTCACTCATTCCTCCAAGTTCTCTTTTTGCCTTTGCATTTTCATTTTCAGCAATGGCTTTTTTAATCCTTTCTGTATCAGCGTTAAGTTGTTCAACCTTAATATCTGTTTCAGACTTGCTCCCTGCATTTTCTGTCTCAGTTGCAGTTTCTTTCTTACTTTCCTCAGTTGTTTTTTCTTCATCCATGTTATTTACCCCCTTACATCTCTATTTAATATTTGGTGTTGGAAATGTTACACCGACTACTAATGCGATTGCTATTAAAACCATTTTTAACAGAGTTCCATTAATGCCCTGAGATAGTGCAAATATTTCCAGTCCTGTAATGCAGACTAATCCAGTGCAGACAATTCTCCAATCAATCTTTTGTTTAGTTTTTTTCATTGATATACCTCTCTTTCATTTAATTTCATTGCATATATTCTGAAATCATTATAAAACATCTTCTCATAATTTTTGCACATCATCCTGCTTAACTGCTTATCAAATCCACACTCTATCATCCTACTCTCAAGTTTTGTAGGATTAAAGTCATTCACAAATTCAACTAAATTTCTATTACTCATTTTGCTCCCTCTAAAGAAGTTGAAGTCTCACTTTTTTTAATTTTAGATGTGGGGTTTGCGTCCTTTTTCTCGTCGCTGTCCACACTTTGAACATCTATTTTTGGCGGGTCTGGAAGTTTTATTTTTAATCCCAGTTGGAGTTTAACCTGTGCCTCTACATCTCTTTGCTCTTTATCTATTGTCATTTGCCAAGCCATAAAAACCATTTTAGAACTTGCCTCTGTTGTTCCGCTTTCAATAGCCATGATTAACGCTGGCACTCCGCCGCCTTTAACAACTTCTTCACTCCATTTGTTTCTCCACTCCATTGGATTAACAACTTTACCAACTCCTTTTCCAGTTTCAAGCATTGACCACTCAACAGCTTTTTCTGGAATTATTAAATTGTCTCCTTTGTTTAAAGCGTTTTTTTCATGGGTTTTAAATTCTGCTATTGCTGTTGGGTCATCTGTGTTAAGTTTCCAGATAATCATTGGCACTACAAACCTGTGAAACATTACAGACATATCTTCATCAAGTTGTTTTATCTTGTCAAGAAAAGTCATTAAAGTTTCAATATCTCCTGTGCCATGAATTTCATCAGCAGTTCTGTTTAATGAAAGATGGAAGATTTGATTTAATCTAAAAGGTGTTTCAGTTCCATCAGTGTTTTTTTGCACATAGCTCTCTAATATTCCCTGTGGATTTACAACATGACCCATACTTCCAGGGTTAAGAGGTTTGAGATTTATTAAATTGCTTCCGTTTGGTTTTAGTTCTTCGCCCACAGGAGTTATTATTTCTGCATAGCTGTCTCCGTTTGCGTGTTTTGTCCTTACTTGATTATCCAAAACTTCTGAAATTGTATCTTTTCCCCATCCTACAATTTTATCCAGAATATTTTTTGTTCTCTTGTCTGCTGTAAGACCTGCTCCGATTGTCCACATTGAAAGTTTGTTAATTGTAGATTTACAGGCAACATGATTTTTATAATAGCCGTTGTAAGTTTCCCATTTATCATTTACCCATTTTGTTTCTGTTTTAATTCCTGTTCTATCCACATCTTCGGAGTCTGTTGTCTGAACTGAGATAGACTGGTCTAAGCCATCGCTGGTTGCTGTGTTTTTTAAATTTAAAGCCATTTTAACTATATTTTAATTTTACCCCCAATACTCCTATAATATCTCCAGCGTCGTTGTTCGTCATATCTATTCCGATGTAATCACCTGCTTTTATTTTTCCCTGAACAATATCTGTAATGTCAAGAGCCGCCAAAGTGTTTAAAGTTAAATTATAAGTTCTGTCGTTCACATTTATTGCTCCTGTTGAACTTAATTCTCCTACTGAGGCGATGTGTATATCCCAGTCAATATCGCAGTTTACTATTGTTGCCTGAGGGATTACGATAATTTGTAAACTTTCTAATTCTCCAAAGTCTTCTGGGATTTTAATTGATGTCTGAACAGAGCCTCCCCCACTTGTCGCCTCATAAACAATAAAACTTAATGCTGAGGATGAAGTTGCTCCCGCCGTCTGCATTTGAAACCAAATCTCTCTAGTTCCAACATTTAGAGGTTTTTGTTGCATACCCTGGTCAAATTCGCTCCCATGTGAAAAAATATTTTTAATTCCTAAATCTAAAGCCATTATGAATTTACCCCCATGAAGTCCTGAACTCCTTTTGTTAGTAAAAGTGCGCGTATTTGCGCAAGTTTGTTAAGATGAATATTAATCATATTTTCTGCTTCAACTCTGGAAGTGTAGCCAGACATATCATATTTAATTGCTTCAACTGCAATACTTCTCGCTACAAATTCAGAAAGCATTAATTTATAGATTGCGTTTAAAGAAAGCCAGTTAGTTACAGCGTCATATTTAATTAAATTACAAAGAAAGGCTTCTGTATAAACCCCCACTAAATCTCCCATTGTTGCTATTGTAAAACCAGCATCAACACCTGAACCTATGAAGCCGTCCACATCTGTTACATCTTCTAACATTGTTGTATTTGTAAAGCTCGCCATTGTGTTTAATAGATATAAGGTTTTAAAGATTTATCGGTTAAGCAGTGCGCTCCTCTTTTTAGAGCCTCAAAGATGTGATTGTAGTTTCCATAGATTTTTAGAGTTCCGTCGGAATAATCACACTGCATTGAGCGGAGTGATTGTATTACTCGTGGGTCATTAAATAGCTTAATTTTGTTATTTTCTGCTAAAATTTTAAAATTAACAGACATATCAACTCCAAATAGGGTTTTTTTTCTAATTTTTGTTTTTCCGTTTTCATAAGTTCTTTCAATTTCTCTACTCGCATTATTTAGTCCGACAACTTTTCTTTTAGTTTGTGGGTCTTCGTAGAGCATATCATAAACTCCAACACCTAAGCCTCCGTCATCCATGTATATTTTTAAGTGATTTATTTTCTTGTCTTTGTGAATTATTAAACGAGCTGTGTCTGTGAGTTTTTGCGGTTCTGGAATTTCAAAATTAAACATCACTAATCTATCCCTGTTAATTCTGTCAAAAGAGATCATTGGGCATTCATCTCCCCCCTCTCTTGCTATATCTATGCCCTGAAATTTATCACCTATTGGTATGTGTGGTTTGGCTGGGTCAAGAACACACATTTGGTTTATTAATTCATCTGGAATAAAACGCATAATCCCACCAACAAATAAACCTAGATGTTCCTGCTGATATTGGAGTTTAGTCATTCTCTCTTTTTCGTCTGCTCTAAACTGAATTAGATTTGTTCTTTGAGGTTCATCTCTGCCCTCTATTACTTCTTCTGGGTTTACATGAATTGCAGTAAATTGCTTATTGTAGAACATCCTGTAAAAATAG